CTTGGGCTGCGTAAAAAACCGATTTTGTCCGCATAACTTCTCAAGTTTCCACCTTTGAGAATCTTCAAGTTTGAACCTATTGCACCGATTGCAGTCATTGTACACACTCCTTTTGAGGCTTTCTAAGTGAAAGCCTTGGCATTAAGTCTTTTTCAACATCAAACACATCTGACAAGGCTGTGGTCCAGCCACTTTCACACTTTTTATCTGTTGCACAATACTTGAAACTTTCAACAAGCTCTTTCCAGCCTTTCACAGCATACATCCGTGGGTCTTCGGTGTCGTGGACAATAATTATCTCAGCTCCGACATTTTTAAAGAACTTCACAGCTCGAAATCTGTTGGTGTAGCCTTCTGTGAAATATTCAGCTGTTATAGGTGGTCCACCATCAACAAGCACAACACTCACACGTTCAAGGCTCCAGTCATAACGCTCGTATTTGAACACTTCCTGGTCATGTACATCATGGTAAATTTCGTGGTTCTCATTCGCGATTCCGTGGAAGTGATTGAACCATGTGTGCATACACTCAAAGCTTACGACTTTTCTGTCAATGCCTTTCATACAGCACGCAGCATGGAGAAAGGGAGTTGAGATGAGTCCTGTGCCAAGCTCGACAATGGTTCCACGTGTTGACAAGATAGAATAGTACAATAGGCCTATGTGTGAACCCCACTGGTTGATGTGTTCACTCATGCCACACACTCACTTTCTTGACTCTCACGACTGTTAAGCTCGTTGACTTGTAACTGGGTTGAGTTTCTCAAAAGTTGTTCCCAGTTTGCATCACACACTCCCATTCTTTCAGCAAGGTGAACACATCTGACATCCGCGTGACCAATCAACTTTCCTTCAGCAAGCTGGAGCTGACTGTGAAAGTACGCGTCTTCCCACGTGTAACTCCCGTCAGGATTACTGCCAATCTTGAACCAAGGATGTGCGAGGTGGGCCTCGCACCAGTTCAGATCAATCAAGTTACACCCAAGACCACTGCTGTTGATGACGTGCACACCCGAACCTTTAGGTGCATCACACTGCATAATAGTCTTAGCACGATCACTTATCTTTGCCCACACACACGTATAGGGATGCCCACGGCGGCGATAGTGAGCACTCACGGCTTGGGCACTCTCACTCACAAGAGCACCATAGAGAAGGTCAAATGCGTCAAAAGGACAGATAGTGTCAGCATCTAGAAAGAACATATAGTCACACTTGTTCTTCAGAGCTACTTTTACCAAGTGTTCTCTTGCATGATCAAACGGGAATACGTTTAAGCATGTTACAAGCTTGACATCCTCAACATCTGGCCTCTTGATAATCTCCATCGCAAGTTTCATGCGTGGGCCTAAAATCTCTGCAGCTACATCACCAACCATCGGCATCCCTATCGCGATTCTCATATCATTCATCCTTTCAAGGAATTAGCATTTATAGACAGTTAACCATGACAGCCATCGTAGCTGTTACAGCCTGAGTACTTGTCATAACGACAAGTGCCTGCAAGTTACGCTGGTACAGAGGCTGTGTGCCTGCGTCAAGCATAGCTGCGACATTCCCGTTGAGGCCGACAAGATAGTCGCCTATGGCAGTAATAGTCGAAGCATTCTCAATCACCAGACACGAAGTTGCAACGCCCAGGACTTGTATCCAGCCATAACCACCGTCAGCGATAATGGCCATGCAAACACCTGCCATGCAGCCAAGGTCAGCAGTTGCAGCAGCAGAGACGTTTGCGTACAAGTTCGCATTCGGGTTAGCCGACAGGTCATGGAACACAACCTCACCGACGACAGTTGCACTTCCAGTGTTGTTGTAAACCCATCTGAAACAGTTATCACCGTCCCAGCGAAGAGTTCCAACACCTTCAAGATCAACAGTTGAAACTTCTGTGAGGGTTGTCCTCCACAGTCGACTCACATTAGTTTGACGTTCAGCAGCAGTTACCATTTTTAAAACTCCTTAGAAAAAAGTTACAAGACAAGTTAAACGTGTCTCTTTATGCAGTCGTATAACGCATTCCTTGACGCCGTGGTTGTGAGCATATCATATTCCACGCAATGAAGATGTGAGCAATTCGCTCCGCTTGCAAAGGAATCTCTTTCCACTTTGTCATCTCAAACCACATGTTCGGATCATAAACGATTTCGATGTACTTAGTGTTTAGGAACAACATGTCACCAGCCTTGCCATAGCCAGAGGTACCAAAGGTAGGACTCCAGACAATCGGACGACCTTTGAATTGTAAGACCTCAAAGCCCAGGTTCGCAAGGTTCGTACTTGTCTGACGAATAATCTGGGTTTTGTCTTCGGCAAAGTCTTCATAGAGTTCAAACGTGGGCTGGTCAGTGATGAGCAAGTTCGGGAAGTCACTTCCTCGGCCACAATAGTTAAAGGTTGAACGCATGTTCGCCAACAGGTAGATGTCCCTTGGAGTGTCCCAAATATCACCTGTCCCTGCGGTGTCCTTATTGCCTTGGCGTCTCCACCAAGTGTTCGTACTGTCACGCAAGATAGTACCGTAGTATTCTGATGCGTCCCAGTTTGCTTCACGCGGGGTGACTGAGAACAAGCCCTGAGGAGCTGTATGAGACTGTTCAAGTGCAACACTTGTAGCATCAAAAGCACCTGCACTCGCTGTCGCGTTGTCTTGGGTGAAATCAGTCTCGATGCCAGTGTCAAGAGCATCTCTGGCTGCCTGAAGCTTTGTAGCTACAAGCGACTTGATAGCACTTGGCCCACTGTTGACTTGATCATCAACCATCGATCTCTGGATATGTGTATGAGAGTATCGCCATGTCCACATAGCCATTGTTTCGATGTCGTCTTCACCACTTGAGAGCGTTGAACCTTTGCCGATGTCAGTCGAACTTTTTGTACCATACTTAATCGTACGGGTTATGAACCTGCCGCCGACTTGAGGTGTGAAACACCCTTGTTCGCGTAGGGCAGCAGTGATAATATTACTGTCAAGGATGTTATCAATTGCATCCTTCCTGATTTCGTACCATGTAGAGACGAATTGGTCATCAATCGACTCTGTTAAAGATGGTAAGGTTGCCATTTAAGAATACTCCTTAAAATCATTCGTTGTGTAAGACTCTCTAGTCTCTTGAGTCCATGTGTTCTTGAAGCATTTGTTTAAAACCATGAGACCCTGGCAAGACACGCTTGTCACTCTTTGTAGGCCCTGCATTTCCACTCGTCGATGGGCCATTAGGCTTTTCAGTCTCAGCTTTCTCGTCTATGGGATCTGCATTGTGGGCCTTTGCAAGAATAAAAATGTCTTCTACCTGTGGCCCTTTGGTCATAAGACGATCCCAGGTTTCATACATAGGCTTCTGCAAGTTATCAAACTCGTCTGGATGGGATTGTCGACACGCGTTAATTTGTTCCTCGACTTCTTTTTTCTGACGGTTCTCTCGGTCAAGACGAACTTTGTCAAGCTCAGGAGTTACAGTACTCATCTTCTCGTCAAGCTTTTTGCTGACAAGATCACTCACGCTTGAGAGTATCGAGCTTGCAAGTTCCTGGTTTGACATACTATCATCAATCGCGGGAGCTTTGACTTCTTCAACAACAGGTTCTTTACCTGATTTCAACCGTGCAAGCTCTTCTGCGTCGATGATAGCCACAGATCGTCCTTCTTGTTCCGCCTTCAGCACATCCCTAACGCCGTTTTTGGCGAGGAGTTGGGTCAACAAGTTCTCTTTGTTAAGGGTTAGTTTTTCAGCCTCAGTAAGCTTTGCTTCAAGCTCACTTTCACGTTTAGCCTTGGTTACATCATCATTCGCACTGGTTTTAGTTTTATCAAGTGTCATAGTGTCTATACTCCTGTGTCTGGTTTAATGCTTAAGATTCCTTCATTCTTTCGTCTTCGTGCAAGTGTAAGTTTTTCTCTCTGGTATATCCGGTGGCGAGAGAACATGAGTTTACGAGCAAGGCTCAAGTCACGCCGACTTATGAACGTATCTGAGCCTTCATCACCTTCGAGAAACTTTACGGTCCATTCATGATTAGCTCTCTTGAGAATTATCTTTTTTTCATATTCACGCTTTTTACTCATTCAAGTTACCTCTTTACAAGAGTTTTCCACATTCAACACCCTGCTCACGACACTTACGACGCATGTCGTCCTGAGTCTTAAAACGCACAGGCTTTGTGTCGAAGTTATGGTATTCTTTATCACTGTCCCACACAAGCGGTACAAAAGATACTGCAATGACTTTCTCGCACAAGCTACCACACTCGACACATTCAACTTTCTTGTTTCTGTCTTTCATCTTTCTATAAAGCTCGATGGGTGTTGAGCACTCAACGCATTGGTAATTGTACAGGGGCATTAGATACATTTCCTTTCTGGAGTGGTTGGCCTTGTGCCATCACCTGTCTGCTTGCCTGGGGAGAGTTACCGAGCTTGAAAACATTCATAAGCTCCGGATCGTTGTACGCATGTACGAGATACTGTCTTAATGCTGCTTGGTCAACCATCGGGTCTTGGGCAAGTCCACTATAGAGCATCAGGGCTTGCTGGCGTCGTGACTGGAGAGTTGTGCCTGCTTCTGTCGAGAAGTCAACACGCAAGCGATACTTTCCACGAAGCTCCTGACCTACGAACCTGACAAAAAGTTTCTCACCTTGGTTGCCAAGAACACTTGTAACACGTGGTGTTTTCCAGTAACGAGTTATGATAGAGTTTATTTTCTTGAAAAGACTCACATATGCATACTGTACAGCCTTGTGTCTACGACTCATGCGTGTGTTTCCACTTTGTTGTACTATCATTGCTTCACTAGCAGTACGTCTTCCACCTTCAAACTCACCACCTCGGTTGCGTGAAAAACCCATTACTTCTCTTGCATAACGTCTGTTGTATTCCATCTCCTGGTTAAGCAACATGTTATTACCAGGCTGAAAAGGCTGAAGGGCATCCTTTAAAGAGTACCCTGCTTTGACCTTAAACCCTGCACCCACGTCTGGTCCGAGGGCTTTTGTAAGCTCGTCAGGAGAGATAGCACCGTCAAGATACCCAAACTTGAGACAACCTATTCGACGTTGTTTCATTGCTTGGTAAGCAATGTCTATTTCTTCAGCTTGGTGATGTAACAAGTAGTATGCATCAGGCGTAACCCAGAGTGCACGTGCACGCGGTACAAACGAAAGGTGTACAAGCGGTGGTCCACTTTCTGTCTGGAGATAATCTGGGTCGTTTCTCAAGAACCTGTCATGGCCACTAGCAACTGCTACAACTCTTCCAGAGTGCATATTATGACCTTCCCAGAGTTCACAAAACTCACGCTTCTTCGACGTGCCTGTCTGACGAACAACTTCTCCAACTTTCCACGGCTGGAGCTTACTCTTGTACGAGTTCACAAAGTCTTCCATAGACATGGTTGGCTGCAGGTTACGTTTGTTTGAATACTTCACGTCTTTCTTGATGTCTTCAATGTGTCTTACCACACGGTGGAAGTACCACGGGCACTTGTTAACGTCGATTGTGCCCCATGGAAACACCCAGTCATGAGGCGGACTTGCCATTGTCCACACATTTCCAGGTTGAAAAGTATTAAACTCAAGACTCTTTCCTTGTTTATCATACATAGTTGATGTCATGCCCATAGTCACAGTGTTCGCACCTATGTCGTAGGCTGGATTAAAGCCCCATTCGCTGTCATAACCAAGCTTAAGAAACCCTGCACCCCACAAAAAAGTGTGGAGGTAAGCAAGCTCGAACTGTTCAGGTATTTCAACATCCCACAGAAGCTGGTTGTCAATCGACTCAAGTATTGGGGCTGTGTCTACACTCTGAGGCTGTGTAGGTTCGACCATCATATAAGGCACAGGCACAGAGAGCTCACTCAAGAGCGTATCACCGTGAGAGTACATAATGTTCGGGGCACTTATCTTTTGGGACTTGTGCACATTATAGTACAATGCTTCAAGGTCATGCCACTTGTCTTCGATTCCAAACTGGCGTCGATAATCAAGCCCTGTGTCGATTTCATCAAACCAGTCCTGGACTTTCAAATTCCCACGAGTGTACTTTGTTTTTGTGGTCATACTGAAAACTTTCTACAAGTTTAACTTTTTCTTCACATCTCTAACCATAGAGGTTGTTTCAAGTGTCTGGTTATCTTTCAAAGTATCATCCATTAGGTCTAATGCTGTGGATAGTTGAGGGCTTTTGGCCATTTTGTCTCGTGCACGTTGAATACTTACGACAGTGTTACCAAAGATTCTGCCAAACTTATGAGCTCTCCATGCACCAGCCACACCTATTAATATGCCTGCACCCGGAACACCAAAACTTCCAAGTGTTTCAAGCACAAACGGGACTAGTTTGTCTGCTGTATCTGCGTGCTTGTACGTGTCTCCAGTGTCGATCACGAGAACCTGTCCAGAAGCATCTACATCTGCTACACCATCCGAGTTTAGGTCCATGGCCAAGACTGTGTTTCCTTGAGAGTCCTGTGTCAGTACTGTCTGCTGGGGTGGTCTCATGCATCCAACACATAAGACAAGTGAGAGAAGGAGAGTTAGAGCTATTATGTTCAACATTCTTTTGTTCTTCATACCAAAGTCCTTTCATAAACAACTAACCACTATTCAACAGGTCTCAGCTTCAGCTGAGTCTGAATGCTTATAACAGCATCATATGTCTTGTCAAGCTTCTGCTCGACTTTTTCAAACTGTTTTGTAGCCACATTACAGTGTGCGTCAAATCTGTCTTCTAAAGCCTTTTCAGTCGCAATAGCTCCACTCTGGTACGCATATGTCTGTTTCTCAAGAGTCACAACCTTTGCAGCTGTCCATGTAGTAAACGAGAACACACCTCCAATCGCTATCCACGTTATCCAAAACATTAGTTGCTTTACACTAAAACTAGTTATTGCTGATGTCATATTATCTTGCCTTTCATGCTGCTCCTCCAAGTTGACTTCGTTGCTGCTAACAAGCTATTTCGACCGCCACGGGCATCAAGGCCCGCATTTCTGTTATTATTTCAACAGCATACGTCTAGCAAACGCCTGAGCAAGTTTAGCCGAGCCTGTGCCATTTGGGTGCACATAGTTGGTCCCCTTTCGTTATGCTGCTTCACCAGAACATGGCCCACCGTGTACTCCGCCGACTCCGGAGAACCATAGATTATCGTTGCCACCGGCACTGACTCCAGCTACTAAACCTCCTACAATTACATACACTGTTTCATTCATTGCTGTCCTTTCGTTATGCTGTCTTGAAGTAGTCTCCCAGTACGAGATTTCTACACTTATCACAAGGCGTTCCACCAGCTTTGACGACATGAGCCCAAAGGCAGGTTGTCTTACCACAACTTCGAGCCTCCGGCACAGGAGTCTTTATCTCAGTCGTCGAGATGCTCTTATCTGCTTCAAGCCTGGGTGTTTCTTTCTGCACCAGATACTCACGGTTGAGCAAAGCATCAGCCAACTTATGATTGTAAACTTTTATGTCTGCCATTTGTTTATCCTTTCACACTCAAAAGTAGTTGGGTCAAACTAATGAGTGTCTGTTGATCTCCAGCACCACCATTGTTGTCATTTATGGAATTTGTGATTTCTAAATCTAATCTGTCCCCAGCCACTAAGCCAGTTGGCGTAATGACAAAATCATAATTGGCATAGCTGGTGTTATATGTTTGAAGACCTGTAGCACAAATATCAGCTCCAACACCTCCTTCGTTGTCAGACTTATAACACTCAAGGTCTATGGTTGTCGCCCCGGGGTCTGCTGCATTGGGCATTTTCACACGGATTCTAAAAAGCACCGCCCCGCCAGAAATATATTCAACAGGAAGTATAAATTGGGTCCTAGCCTTTTCGACTACGGTACTGAGATCGACTATAGATGATTTCAACACCGGTGAGCCTGCCCCATGAGTTCCACCAGACGTAGCAAGGTCTGTGCCATCGCCAGCAGAAGGCAATACTGCCATAGAACCAGCCGTCTTCCTCCAAGCCCTTATCGGAATGGTATATAGAACTAAATCTTCCTGCACCATCGCTGCTCGTGTGTGCGGAAGTCCTACAAAATTATCCATTTGATTACTCCTTATACTGGCTCATAGTAGCCAATGACTCCATCGGTTGCCGTTTCACCATCAATGCCAAATGTAGCCATAGCCACTTTCGTTCCAGGGCGACACACATATTGCCACGTTGCACCGGGAACCAGCTTGACGTAATTCTTCGTGCCTGATACGAGGTCGGCAACGATGCCAATAAACACATTACCAGTATTATCTCCATCCGCTCTAGCTGCCTGCAAGTATATAGCCGTTGCGTCCGCTGCCGTCAACGCAATCGGAGCAGGAGAGCCAGCCAGAGCTATCGCCATCCCTACCGGAACTTTCGCTACCGGAGCAGCAGTAAGCTCATTGAGGTCAGCCTTCATCGCAGTTGTGTCAGACTGGATAGTGTTGGTGTCTGAGTCAATCGTTCCTAGTACGGTATTAGTATCATCGTCCCTAACTCGTAACTCGTGAACTGCTGTTACGCCTACCGGAACCCAATCGTCATCTGCAAATGTTTCTAACTCTACGGCAGTATGTCGAGTAGCACTCTTGACGCCACCCAAAGGTGTCACCCTATCAGCCGCAACATAGGGTGTGTTAGCGGCTTGAGCGTCAGTTATAAGTGTATTCAGATCAGTGTTCGCATCGTCATCTCTAACCCGAAGCTCGTGAACATCGGTCACACCAACTGGAACGTAGTCATCGTCAGCAAAAGTTTCAAGCTCCGCTGCTGTATGCCTCGTAGCACTCTTTACGCCTCCAATAGGTGTAAGCTTGTCAGCAGCTGCATAAGCAGTGTTTGCAGCTTGTGCTTCAGAAGGATCAATTTCTCCTTCAGCCGCGTTCAAGATTCCCACATTTCCAATATTAACTTCTAAGTCTGCTCCAATCATAAGCCTACCACGACTGTCAAGCTGGACAAATCCTGCTTCGCCACTTGCATACGTCGGCAGGGTTGAGTTGTACACACCCACAAGTGGCTTCAACTTACCTGTCAAGTCCCACTGTTTACCTCTCACGCCTTCAACTTGGTACTCGTCGTCAATCCATCTACTAGCTTTGTCTCGTTTTTGTGTCATCCTCACGTCCTTTCAACAGCGTAAAAGCTGTGACGTTTCATTATGTGAAATAACAAGCAATTTCTTCATGGTCCCGCCACACTAGGTCAGCGACGCCTACAGGCTCACCTGTCACACGTTCTTGTAACTCACGAACAGCACTTTCAAAGGTAAAAGGGTTGCTTTCACTTGTTTTAACTTTGTCTTTCACTGGTGTTACACGCCAGAGAGGTAGTTGACTAGCCAGAGCGTCTACAACATCATCAGTCTTACCATAAGGAAAAGCCATTAGTTCAGTGCGAAGTTCAACCATCCACTTCTTGATCCAGATAGTACCAGAAGCAAAAAGTGGCTGAAGTCCCGTAATACGCTGTGATTTCTTAATCTTTGACTGTGAGAAACTCTCGACAAGAAAATGAACACCGTTTTTTTGCTGGCGTTCTCTGAGCCAGTACTGGAGAGTATTCTGGTATGCGTTAGACTCTACGGCGACCTTGACAGGAGAATACTTTTTTACATGTTCAAAAATGAGAGAGATAAGTTTTCCAGGATTGCAACGCTCACGACTGTAGTCAAGAACATACACACGTCCAGTGTTAACATCTTTTCCTGTTGTACACACAACATTAAAGTCACCTTTTTTGCCTTTGGCACTTTCGGGATCACCGGCAGGATCAACAGAGGTATAACAAATAAGACTCTGTGGAGGTGTTTCATAATACTCAAACCATTTTTCCTTAAAAGTCATGTCATCAGCCCTGAGGGGCTGGTTTCTGTACAAGCAACTGTAGATATAAGGCCCAAGCTCGACTTCAAGCATCTTCAGAACGTCATCATTAAACCTCTCTGGGTAGACAGGAACACCGTTCTCTCTGTCATAGCGTCTGTAGATTTCATAAAGCGAACCTTCTTCTTCTTGAATCCATGAAAGCAAGTCTCGCTCAAACCAGCGAGTTCCTACGACAATTATCCTATCACGTGCAAGATCAACAAGCAAGGGCTTACTTGCTACGTGCCATCCGATTGCTTGCTCGACATCTTCACTCGTTGGAAGTATGACTCGTCCTTGGAAGTCACTGTCTTCTGGAGCAACCGTATCGTCTTCAATTATAAGATTGTAGTGTCTTCCGGTTACTTGTGTGCCTCGCCCAGCAGCCTCAAAAGTCGCTGCATCAAACTCCTTCGGGCGATTGATACACAGTGCTTCGGTTTTCCACACACAATCACTCGTCGGGAGCAAGTCAGGCCAGAGAGCACGAAACAGGTGGTTTTTTTCAAAAATACCTTTAATGACTTTTAACTTTGAACATGCATTAGTGTGAGTGTTGTGAACTATCAAACAGCGGAAGTTTGGTTGTTTGACAGCACACCAGACAGGAAAGGCAATAGAACACACAGTTGACTTGAGCCAACCACGCGGGAGTTCGACCATCACACGTCTCTTTGACGTGTCTTCAAGAATTTTGCACAAAGGAAGATGAATTTCCTTTGTAAGCCAGTCAAAGCCAAGAACACCTTTGGCGAAAAAGTAAAGGCTCTCACACGCTCTCTTTTTGATGTCTTCAAGTTCTTTGGGAATTATGACATTGACTCCTGAGCAGAAATCTGTAAAAGGTTGATAGTCTCAGCATCTATGACAAGTGTCGGAGGTTTTTCATTCTTGTCTTGTGCCCGTCCCATAGCTCTGTCGAGTATGTCACGAGCGGCACTGTAGCGGATTCGTGGACTTTCTTCTCTCAAGAGACTCTTCATTTCTTTGGCAGCACTTTCACTTGTCTCTTCTATGAGTTCTTTTGCACGCGAGACTGAGTTTGAGATGTCTTTGTCAATTTTTGGCTTTAAAAGTGCTCTGCGTCTTGAGAGCTCATTTTGCACAAGCGGACTCTTCAAGATCATCCCAACACTTTCGGGTGTTCGCTTCATCTCACCAGCTATCTGTGAACGTGTAAGT